TGCATCAGTTAGTCGGAACTCTGCTTGCCAAGTCCAGTCAACTGGGTTACCCTGTGGGTCATCAGTCGCAATTAGTCGAACGCCTTGAGAGCCAGAATACCCGAGAACGTAACCGTCTGAATCCAGAGCACACTCAACCGATGCTGGGAGAATTGTAACTGGAGCAGGGCTTGCAGTTACGTCTTTGATGTAATTAGGCGATGGGGTGAAGTAGATGGTTCCCTTGGCAGGAACAGCATCTGGGTTTAGGCCCTCGTCATTGGTATCCGCATACGCAAGTAGGAATCGCCCAGTAACGGTTCCATAAGAGAGATTGCTTGGGATGTCAGCCATAGTATTTCCATTCTATCATAACTAGGCGGTTCCACCGTCAATAGTATTTGAGTTAACCCACATGCCAGATGAGTTTAGTTTTATAAAATCATTAGTGCTTGCACCTGTTACATTCACATCGTGCAGCTCATTAATTTCGTAGCCGTTTTGAACCTTGACAAAGATTTCACCGTTGTTGCTTTGCACACGAGTAACGACTCCAAGGTATACACTGTGCGCTGGCTTTGAGGGAGGTGAGCCAAAAACAAATTGACCAGCGGTGCTACTTAGCCAAACAGACTGACCAGCGGTTGCCGATGAAGTGTTTAGTCCAGCAAGCAAGCCCTCGGTAATTACGTAGCCAGTTGAGCCTTGAGTAATCGCAGCTTCAGTAATACCCATTGTCTTAGACGAAGTTGCTTCGGTATCTGCATCAGATAGCGAAACGTTCATGTTCGTGCCATCGGCAGATGAAACGTAAACGACAGAACCCTTGGCAATTGTAACGCCAGTGTTATTTTTTACAAGGTGCTTTACTTGACCTGTGAAATTGTCAATCCAGGTCGTGTTGTAATCTGTGCCGTCAACCTTAGATAGTATCTGCCCAGCAGTTCCGCCTGCAGCAAGACCTTCACCTTCTGGTCCTACAAGACCACCATAAGGCAAGTCTAGGTAATTATCTACGCCATTACCAATTTTAAATTTATCGGTGTCGGTCTCAAGGACCATTTCACGATGGGCAATAATTGGATTGCCTAGTGTCCACTCTGCGAGTGTCCCACCTCTAAGTTGAATTTGAACTGCCATTATACGCTTCCACCATCAAGTGTCATTGTTCCTCCATAAATGCTAAATGGTGTCCCACCGTCAATATTACCATATGGCTGACCATCTTGACCGTCAGCCCCTGCTGGGCCAACTAGACTATCTAGCCATTCCTGCTCGGTTCCAGTAAAGCCCTCAAGTTGTGCAACCTGATAAGCTGATAGACCAGTTAGACCCTGACTTCCAGTGTCGCCCTTCGGCCCTGTGTTTCCAGTATCACCCTTGATACCCTGAATGCCCTGTTCGCCTTGTGGTCCAGTCTCGCCCTGAAGACCTTGCTCGCCTTGTGGACCCTGAGCGCCAGTATCTCCTTTAGCACCTGTAGCACCAGTGTCACCTTTAGGTCCTTGAGCGCCAGTATCACCTTTGGCTCCAGTTGCTCCAGTATCACCCTTAGGACCAGCATCGCCCTGAACACCCTGAATACCTTGTTCACCTTGGATACCTTGTTCACCCTGTGGGCCTTGGTCACCTTGAACACCTTGAGGTCCTTGGTCGCCCTGTAAGCCCTGTTCTCCTTGAACACCCTGCTCACCCTGGGGTCCTTGCGGTCCAGGCTCTCCTTGAGGCCCCTGAGGTCCCTGAGGACCAGCCTGACCATCAGAGCCAGAGCCACCGCCACCTGACTTCTTGTCAAGTTTCTTGATTTCAAGTTCGACCTTATCTCCCCAGTCAGCAGACTGGCGAGGGAGATTGTGGTCTGGGAAAATTATCATTATCCCTATATTCTATCTTATCTGCCCACAAATAAGCGAGAACCCCTGGAGCAAAGCTCAACAGGGGTTCCCTTACAACCAAGGAGGAAGGTTGTCTTATTATATTATCTTGTTATTTCTGGTTCTCTACAATCAACTTGATTTCGCAAGCATCAGTGGTGCAGTATGCCTCACCCATTGCATCGGCTGCAAGCCCAGCGTAGACACCCTCAAAATCAATCGGGAAGAGTTCGTAGGCATACTTAGTGTATTCCTCTTCCGTAATCTGAGTGTATGGCATCTGTGGGTAGACGTGGTTTCCAGATGGCAAGAATGATACCGTCTTGAGTTGACCATCATACATGTGCAGCACAGTTGGGACATGCTGCGCTTCTGTCTCTGGGTCAAAGGAGATGGTTACCGACACCGAGTTGTCTGACCAGTAACGCTGGGCAGTAGCAGCCAGGGCCATCTTCTCAAAGATTGACACGTCACGCTCCGCACGTTTTGCACCAGACTTGATTGGGAAGAATACAACCGAGGTCTTCTCTGGGTTCTCAGATGCTGGCTCAATGCGGTAGTGGGCCATCTTGAACAGCGGAAGCATCGGGTCATCGTTTCCAAAGCGGATTGCACGAAGGAAGTATTCGCCACCTGGTGTCCAGTGAACGCCTGGCGACTCACCCGATAGGATTGATACAGTTCCTGATGGCTTTACTGTCGTGGTCTTAATTGACTGGCGAACACCTAGCCACTCCGAGTAAACCTCGTCATACTTCTGGATGGTCTTGTAGCCCTCATCCATCCACTGGCGAAGAACAGGTAGCCCTTGGTTGTCAGCAAAGTTTGCAACGCCACTCATGCTGGTTCCGATTCGGCGGTTACGCTGCATGATTGCGTTGGTCTCTTCCCAGTGGGTAGGGAGCAGGGTTACCGTCTTGGCGTAGAGGTAAGCAAACTTCAAGGTGCGCTTGTAGTCTTCTAGGTCATCGTGGCGGTTTAGGTAGGTCTCAACCAAGGTGCACATTTCAAAGCTCTCTAGGCTTTGCTCGGCACAGGGGTTATAACCAGAGATGCGCCAGTCCTTGTTGTTAGGTGCGTCTTCTAGGCGACCATACTTACGGCTCATGTCTGTCCAGATAACGCCTGGCTCACCGTTGCGAACGATACCGTCAACGATTGGCGAGAAGTCTGTGCCAACAGAAACCTCAACTGAGTTGTTTGACATCCAAGCCCAGCCTGGAGTTTCAGGGTCGTATGAGTTGCGGTCTGGGAACATCTCTGCGTTCTTCAGGTTCAAGAACTCTTGGTCATCAATCTGACCAATCAGCAGCTCGGCAGAACGGCGAACGTTTCCAGAAACCACGCAGACACCAATCATGTTGCCAATGTCAGCGATGTCCTTGCGAGTAACCTTGCCGCCAGTCCGACCGAGGAACAACTTATTGATTTGGTTGTGCAATTTGATTAGCGGAGCAGGACCCGATGCAGTGCCACCGAACTTCTTGATGGGTGCACCGTATGGGCGAATCTGGTCGTAGTTGAAATCCCAGCGTGGCTGGTTTGGCTTTAGGTATGAGTTAATCAAAGCTGCGGTAGACTCAGCCCAGCCCTCACGAGTGTCAGGGATATCATAGTCGCTTGGGTTCCCTGGCTCGTAAATCTCAAAGCCCTTGTCTGCACCCTTGTTGTCAAAGCCAACGCCAACGCCTAGCATAGATGCTTCCATCAAGAAAGCAAATGGCTTGGCTGGGTTGTTCTTGGTCATCTCGTTGGTTGAGACAAACGCACAGTTCTGAAGAGCTGCTGAGTTCTTCTGGTCGTTTACGATTGAGGTTCCCATGACCCAGAGGCCACGACCTGGCGGTGTCCACTTTAGGTCAAACAGACGAGCGTAAAACTCCTTCGCAGAAGCCTGTGCCTTAGCATCCGACCAAGGCAATCTCTGCTGCTTCGCATAGTCCTTCTGGAGGCTGTAGGTGCCGTTTGTGACACGCTCGCATACATCTGCCCAAGTCTCCTTAGTTCCGTCTTCCTTGAGCCTGCTGTAGGTTCTGAGGAAGGTAATCTCGCCCACCGAGTTGCCAGCGACATCGGCATAACCGAATGGGGCTTTCTTGGTGCGATAGTCTGATACAAATTCGTCTGATAGTTTGAATGAAAAAATAGTAAACTCCTCCTTTAAGGATTTTGGTTTTGGGGAAACGGTCTATCATTATAGCACCTGCTCAGAAAACGACAAAATCCCCTAGCCGAAACTAGGGGACTGCCGTATTTCTAAAAAGTATCTACAATTTGCCTGTAAGAAACTTTACTGTAATTACCAGCAAATTTTGCCACTGGTTCAATTGCGGTTCTCTGACCCTCTCTTGGAGAGTGAATCATGTTACCGTTACCGATATAAATTCCTACGTGATAGGCAGTTTTATATCCCTTGTATTTAAAAACAACAAGGTCTCCCACTTTTGGGGTCTTAGTCTTAATCCCCACGCTTTGTTGTTTTGAAGCCCTGTGCTCAAGCTGGATACCAACTTGCTCATAGAACCACATAGTCAAGCCTGAGCAATCCCAGCCCTGAGGGGTTGAACCTGAAAACACATACCAGGTTTTGCCAACCGTTTTATTTAGTTTGTTTATTGCTTTGTTTACTGCTTGGGTGTTGTCGAAAAGAACCCCAGTGTTACCTATTAGGATTTTTTCATTGACATACTTCGTCTCTGGCTGAATTGCAGCTGCGCTTGCTGGAACCTGAGTTCCGCTAACTATAATTGCAAGGGTTACCAACCCAACAGCGATGAGCCTATTTACCATGGCGACCTACCTTTCACTTGAGTTTAGTTCTTGGTCGTTACTCTATTAGTTGCCCCGATATTTAATTGTCCGTCTATTATAGCACAAAAGTCCACAAAAAAGAAAACCCCCTCCGAAGAGGGGGCTTTCGATTTGGAGCTATGGTTTAGCTTGCGCCACCACGTGATGCGATGGTTCCAGCAGGAACAATGAAGCCACCAGTTGCGATGTGACGAATTCTCATCTCGAAGTCATCGTTGTCGAATGAGCCATCACGAGCAGGAACGTCACCTCCGCCTAGGAAGGTTCCACCGTTCATCTTGATGCGAAGCTCAGGAGTCTCGTATCCACGGAGGAATCCAAGTGCTACTGATGGGTTCAAGGTTGCTGATGGGACTGGGATTAGGAACCAGTAAGCGTCTGCTGACGAGTTGATGGTCTTAATCCATGGGTTTACAACAATCTCAACCTGTGAACCGATTGGGTTACCAGTGATGGTGCGAGTTGCAACGTCACCTGAGGTTACGTCAGTCTGAACAGTCTGGACCGCAAGAATCTTGCGAGCAGTTAGCTCAAGTGCCTGAGGAATAACCAAAGCGAAGCGTGACACAGGAGTAACGGTCTTGCCGTTGTAAACCTGGGTGTTTGCAGCCTGGATAGCCAACTCTAGGTTCTCTAGGGTTAGAGCGTAGTTGAATAGGTTAGCGTTGCCTGAGTTGAAGTTAGCAGTGTTTAGACCTGATGATGAAACCAACTGCTTGGTAACTTCTTCGTCTTCCTTACCTGCAGCCTTGAGGCCGAGTTCGATTGGTAGACGCTCTAGTAGGCCGATGTTGCCATCGTTAACGATTGCTTCCCATGAGAAGCGGATGCGCTGACCCGACTTCTTTAGCTGCATGGTGCTCTCAGTGGTTGAGAACCAGCCAGCAGTTGGATACTCGTCATACTCGCCTACGGTTGGGAGTGAGCCATCACGGAACTTGTCCCCTGCGTTGTCCTTGCCGTCATCCTCATACTTGAGGTTTAGGAAAGGCTGTGCACGGAAGTCATCCATTACAAGACGAGTTGCGAACTTGTCCCACACCTTAGGTGCAGATGCGTAGTTCTCAAGAAGAATCTTGTTGATGGTTGGGGTAAGCTGAACAGGTAGGTCAGAAGTGCTGATACCTTCCTGGAGCTTTAGCTTGTCCTGACGGTCACCACGAAGGGCACCCTCAAGAATCTTCGCAGCTTCAATGTTGCGGTTAGTAATGTTTTCCATAATTGCCTATCCTTACGCAGCCTGAGTCAAACGAACGTAAATGTCGCCAGCGGTGGTAGTTGACTTTGCAGTAACTGCGTGACCGATGA